TGGAGATACGCCAAGCGTTGGGCGCACTCAATTTTTTTTTTCATTTAGGACTCGCCTCGCTGCGCAGTACCAGCAACTATTTCAAGGAGGAGACGGGGGCAGTTTAGTTGGCAAAAAATGGGGCTGGTTCTCAACGATTCACTATTTGGCAAAAGGCGATATATTGAAAGTCGAAGCGGTCACTGAGCTGGGGCTTGTCGCTGCTTTGAACTTCATGGCCTACGAGCAAGACGTGGACTCTATCAAACGCAACAACTATGACGTTTAACCAACTGATTACAACATTCCAGAACATCGCAGACAACCACGGGCAAATCAAGAGCTTTCACAATGGGGTGCTCAGCGAGGTAGACCTTGAGAAATTGAACGGGACTCACTTCCCGCTTTTGTACGTGCTTGTTGACCAGGTTACCTCCCAATACGGGCAGAAGGATTGGGGGGTGAACATCATTGTTGCAGACCGTGTGCAAAGCGACTTGGATGACCGCAATGACGTGTGGAGTGATACCGAGCAGATCATCTCTGACGTTATCAACGAGTTTCGACACAGCGAGGCATCTCAGAGCAATGCTACATACGGGTCACTTGTCAACGGTACATCAGTCACCTGCAACTCCTTTACAGACCGATTCGACAACGGTCTGACGGGCTGGGAGGCTCAGGTGACGATCATCGCTGACGAGAACAACAACCTATGCCTACGACCTTAACCTACAAGCACACGGCTGATGCAATGGACCGTATCGGCAGGGAGCTCACACGTAGGTATCGCATAAGCCTTACCCAGCAAGGCAAGAACGCATCTGGCACTCTGAACAATTCAATCAAGCACAAAGTGGTGCGGACACCGTATGGGGTGGAGCTCGTCCATTCAATGGCGGGCTATGCTGACTTCGTGAATAAGGGGGTGCAGGGTGCAGAGGAAAACAAGGCTCCAAAATACAAGAGCTTCCAGGGGGACCAGCTCAAAGCATGGAGTGACTCACCTTACCGTTTTGGCAAGGCAAGCTACCCAAGCGTGCCATCCGGCAGCATTGATAGATGGGCGGTAAAGAAGAACCTAAAAGGGGTGCGAGACGAGGGGGGGAGATTCATGCCCCGCAAATCCTTTGTCCGAGCCATCAGCTTCTCTATTTACAGAAGAGGGCTTGTGCCTTCGCTTTTCATTGACAGGCCCTTTGGGAGAATGAAACAACAGAACCTGCGAACCATAGCTCAAGCAGTCGGAAAAGACGCTACGGACTACGTTCGCAAATTCCTTGAAAGCTAATGGCATACACAGTTACACAGAAGCCCGGGGCATACGTAGTCGGCTCACGGCAGGACATTATTTACGTGGTGGAGGATGACACCAACCCTGGCTCTGCCAGTGTCTTCAAATACAAGTACATCTGTGACGTGTACATTGGTGGATCAAAGGTGGCCCGGTTGAAAATATTGCCCAACACTGCTGACTGTGGGGTATTCCAGGTGAACCGAATTGTTGACGACTATTTGAGCAACACGGTTGTGAATGTCAACGCAGACCTGGGCGGGCTTTACGTTGATTCGGTGAACAAGCTTGGGGCGAGTGCGGGAGAAACAGCTCTGCCCTTTGGTAAGAACGTAGACTCACTTCGACGCATCGAGCTTCGTTTTGGTTTTGAGTACGCTACAGCCGCTACAAGCGACCCTACCATCTATGAAGACCAGATCACAGGGGAATACCTGACATTCATTAAGGCACACCGCAAGATTGGCTCCACAAGCCTCGACAGCTATGCCGACGGAAGTTTAGACACCTTTGAACTGTCTGTAACATCGCAGAGTTTCATAAGCGAAGTGCCGAGAGTGAGTGAAGCACCAAGCATCATCTCAACTTCAGTCCGTTACGAGCAAGACATTGAAATCGGGCAAAGCCATTGCGTCAGCTTTTTGAATGATGCTACCACGAGCTCACAAACAGAAGCACCAAAGTACATTCACGTTGCTGGGTATGAAGCAGACGGCACGCAGATATTTCTGGACAGTATCGAGAACATTGCTGCCAACGGAGGTGAAGACCCTGACACTGCAAACAGTGATGACGAGCGACTACTTTTCTTTGGAAGCGGTGCCTTAAACCTTACCACCCAGAGTGACAGCTCCACTATCAACACGGGCATGGACGATGCTGACCTTGCTTACTATGAAATTGTGGCATCCAACACATCCAGCCTCTCAGGTGCATGCTCAGCCGCATACCGTTTCAACATCACAAGTGCATGCAAGTACCCCACCCGCAGGCTCATGTTTGTGAACCGCTACGGTGGCTGGGACTTCTACAATTTCACCAAAAAGAGCACGAAAACATCCACGATGGAGAGAGACAGTTACCACCGTGTGCGAGGGAACTGGGACACCGCAAATGGAGGCACAGAGAATTTTGGCTACAAGTTCTTTGACGGAGGGAGACAGACCAACCGTACCCGTTCTAAAACTCAGGAAGTACTCAATACAGATTGGATAGGAGATGAATGGCTACCGTTTATGCAGTCGCTGTTTGCTTCCAACGAGGTGTACGTTGTAGAGCAAAAAAGCAATGCAGACTTTGAGCTTCGTCCTGTGGTGGTGAGTGACACGCAACTGCTTCACAAAACAAGCGTCAATGACAAGCTGGCTTCGTATGCCTTGACTATCACTTACTCCAACGATGACCTGCTGGGATGATACTACTTGCCTATACCCAAGACGAGAGCGAGGTAGTACAGCTCGACTTATCCAAGCGTGAAACCGTCCAACTGAACTACTCAGTGGCAGAGCTTGGTGATGTCACTACTCGCAACTCTCCATTTTCTCAAACCTTCAAGCTCCCGACCAGTGAGAGGAACAACAAATACTTCGAGCACTTTTACGATGCCAACCTAAGTGCCGGGACGTTTGACACGTCCAAAAAAGCACGGGTGCAAGTTCTGGATCAAGGGGTGCAGGTAATTGCTGGCTACCTCCAACTGAGAAGCGTGAGCCTGAAAGATAACTGCTACTCAGTGGCGGTGTACGGTGATGCGGCTAACTTGTTCCAGGAAATCGAAAAGAAAGACTTGCGGGAGGTGTTCGTTACTGATGGAAGCGTAACCACTGATTACGACTACTCGCAGACATCTGCAAACGTGGTCAGCAGCTTTGACACGTCCAACGACATCACAACTGGTACTGTAGGCAATGGGGTGGTGATCGTTCCGCTAATGGATCATGGGAGGGACAATGCACCTACAAAGCTTTTTGCAGACTCAACAAGCGGGTACTATGACAACCTGCTCTATGAGGACAGGGTCTTTCCCCAAAGATTCAAGCCCGCAATCAATGTCAAGCACCTGCTCGACTTGATTCTTTCCAGAGCAGGTTACAGTCGGACCAGCAGTTTCATGGACAGCTCACGGTTTGGGCGTTTATACATGCAGCTTGGTACTGACACTGACACCTTGCAAGCACGTCCGTTCTTTGGCTTTCGTGCAGGATTAACCTCAGACCAAACCATCAGCTCTGACGGTTATCACGTGGTGCAGCTCACAGATGACACGTCCACAGGGTTTTACGATCCTGACGGCTTGTGGGACGCTACAAACTTGGTGTTCACTGCGCCTCAGAACATGACTGCTCGATTTGGTGGCAACATCTACGTGAGCCGTCCAAGCGGTAGTGTTACTGCTCAGGTGGCAGTCCGACTCCAGGGGGCTACATCATTCTGGCAGGGGCCGTGGACAAGCCTTGGACCGTCGAACGTGGCAATCCTTAACATACCATCTTATCTCGCACAGCTCAGCTTGGTTGCTGGTGAGGAAGTGCAATGCCTTGTTGCTGTCCAGGATTTGACAGGAGGCAACCTGACTATTGAGACAGATATTACCAGTCCTGTGACTGGCACAACCAATTTGCAGTTCGCATCCTACGACAACAACGGGGGTGATATTCAAATACATCTGCCGTCACAAATGCCAGAGATGACGCAAGCGGAGTTCGTGCGAGAAATTGTGCAGCGGTTCAACTTGGTACTGGAGGCAAGCGCAGACAATGAACGGCACCTGCTCATTGAGCCACATTCGGACTGGCTAGACCTTGGAACTGAAATTGACTGGACAGAGAAGCTGGACCTCAGCAAGCAGATCGAGCTCTCACCTACCAACGAGTACCGACAAGGCACAATTTTGATGACCGATGCGGAAGGAAAGGACGAGACTAACGTCCTGAGACAAGAGGCAAACGGGCATGTGTTTGGGCAATACAAGGAGTACGTTGACGACGACTTTGCTCAGGGAGAGCTCAAGATCGAAAGCAAGTTTAAGCCTGTGCACGTGCATGAGTTGCCGCTATACGACAGTGACGATACAGAATTTTCCAATGTGCTAATACCCAGGCTGTACTCAATCAGCGAAGACGGCAAGTACAACCCCATTGCTGACAAGCCGTTCCTGTTTTATCACAATGGGCTGAAAGACATTGGTGCTACGTTCTACATTGAAAGCGAGGCGTTTACCCAATACCCATACGTCAGTGCTTTTGACAGTGCACCCAACAGCGAAACCACCGAATCGCTCTACTGGGATTACCAGTGGCCTTCTGGTTTGGGGTCTGACCTTATGGGGGACCAGTACGTGCATCTGAACTGCTTTCGGGTGTATTGGGCTCGCTTTATCAACCAGATATACCATCCAGATGCAAGGTTGCTGAAAGCAAACTTCTACCTCAAACCCACAGACATTTTGAACCTGAAATTCAACTCACTGATAAACGTGAGGGGAACGCACTACAGGCTTTTGAAGGTCAACGGGTACACGGTCAATACAGATGGCACGACTCAGTGCGAGCTAATCAAAGACCAAGGCACACTGCGGTTTGTCAAAGGTGAGGGCTGCGACTACATTCCGGACGTGTGGAACATTGATGGAACAATACGCTTTGTGAACCCAGAAACCGGGGCAACTACATACACCCCTGGTGAGGCTTGCTGCGAAAATGCGGGAGGTATCTACGATCCAGACACCACAAAGTGCTTTTACCGCACACCACGTGACGGTGGCTCAGGTGTTGGGCATGGGGTGGTTCGCAAACATGGCTCAGAACAAAATGCGAGTAATGACGTTCACCGCAATTACACCTTTGGATTGGGAGACGCTGGCACTTACAATTTGTCGCTCTATGGTCAAGCAAATGAGTCACGGACGGTACAAGCCAGCACAGATGGGGAGGGCACAGGTGCAATCCAGGTGCTACCCAACACATTATTGCAGGGGCGTATCATGGTCAACACAGTACAGACCACATTCGACGGAACGAACGGTGCTCGTGGAAGTTCAGAGTACATCGAGTATGCGGTGAGTGCACGGAATGTGGAGGGGGCTACCAGTGTTACATTGACCGAGATAGCAGATGCTCGCATAACTGATGGGGATGCAACAGGCAATCGTTCTGTGGCTGCAAGTATCTCTGGCAATGAGCTGGTTTTGACTTGTACGGGGGAGACTTATGCCCGTGTTGCTTTCTTCATCGACACAGACTTGACCTACCAGCAGCTTGACTACATGCAGATCAACGAGGACGTGATGCTCACAGAAGCAGGCGACGACCTTGTATTTGAGAATCTGAGCAAGGTCATTCCAGGATAAAACAACCCCCCGACAGTCGTTACCGCCGAGGGGAGCTTACCAAAATCAATCAAAAACAAAACAGTGTTGATTGCACTGCAATATAGCACAATGGCAAAAAAACCACAGAATACTATTGACTATGTGGGGACACTGCTCCCGGACATCCTCCGGCTTGTGCAGGCCCAACAACTAAAAGGCGATCCGGTTTTCAACATGGCTTACGGCATGTATGACTTAAACACGGGGCCGTGGCACAAACTCAAATTGGCTTGGAAAAATGGCAGAGGATAGCGCAAAACTGCTGATAGACGTTCAGCTTGTAGAAGGAGCAGAAGCTGTCCAGAGATTGGACCAGCTCGAGAAAAAGCTGAAAAACGTCAAAGACAAAGGCAAGCAAGCTACGTTGTCTGCAAAGGACTTCGACAAGGCTTTTTCGCTTGTTGGCGTTGATGCGGGCATAAGCAAAATTCAGGCGAGCGGAAAGGAGTTTGCCAAGCTGGGCAAGAGTTTCAAAGGAGCAATAAAAGGGACCAAGGGCTTCAAAGGAGCGTTAAGAGGTGTAAAAGGTGCTATAATGAGCACAGGACTGGGTTTGCTGGTGGTTCTGCTTGGTGAAGCCGTACAACTGTTCGCAAGTTGGGCGAGTGGTGCTGATGCTGCAGCGGAAGCCAACAAACGCTTTACCGCAAGCCTTGAAAAAAGTGCAACAGAGCAGAGCCGCAACTTGCAGCTTTTCGATGCTGAAACAGAAATCTTGCGGATGCGGGGTGCTGATGAACAAGAGCTTACCGAGCGTGCCCGCTTGCGTTACAATCAAGAACAGGAGAACCTGCTTGCAAACATCGATGCTCACAACGAGATGCATGCCCAAATGATGACATTGACCAAGGGCAGCGACGAGTACAATGAGCTCGTCACAAAAATGAATGCGAACCACACGGCTCTGGAAAATGAAAAGCACCGCCTGACAATACAGCACTTGTTGCTGGAGGAGCAGATGGCAGAGACCAACTTCAACATGGAGAAAAAGCGTCTTACTGAGCTGGCCCAGGAGCGCAAAAAAGCCAGAGATGCGGCTCGTGAGAGATTCAACGAAGAGCTTGACCACCAGAACATGATGCGTGACATGAGCCAAACGGTGCTTGATGAAATGCAAGAGGAGCTCGATGCAAAGGCCCAAATGCGTCAGGAAGCATACGATGGGGAGCTTGAAGACTTCGAGCAGTTCGAGGAGGAACTTGCTGAGGTGGAGGAGCGTTTTGAAATGGACCGCAGGATGCGTAGACGTACCCGGACCAAGCAAGAGATCGAAGAAGACAAGGCTCTGAGGGATGCAAAAATTGCGATGGGCATGGAGGTGCTTGGAGCCCTCAGTGCAGCACAGCAGTTGTTTGGGGAAGAGGGGAGTGCAGCAGCAAAGGCTTTGGCTCTTGCTGATATTGCGGCAGGAACAGCCGTAGGATTCATTCAAGCACTGGACATTGCTCAAAAGGGAGCATCCGGAACGGGGCCAGCAGCACCTTTCACCATGCCAATTTTCTATGCTTCGCAGATTGCAGCAGTCCTGGGAGCAGCAGCACAAGCAAAGAGCATCCTGCAAGGCGGGGGTGCTTCTGGTGGTGGCAGTTTTGGTGGAAGGGGCGGCTCTGCTTCATTCACCTCAACCTTGATGCCTGACGGTGGGCAGGGCCTACCAGCACCACAAGGTATTGCAGCAGGTGGAGCAGGTGAGATGGAGCCTATACAAGCCTATGTGATGGAAGGAGAAATAACCAATGCACAGGCGGTTAGCCAAGAGCTACAGGCCCGTTCTTCGCTTTGATATTCCGAACGGTCGCAAACACAGAAACTAAAACCTATTTTAAGACGTGGAGCTACGAGAACTACTCATCGACGAAAACGAGGACAACTTTGGCGTTGAAGCAATCAGCTTGGTGAAGTACCCGGCGATTGAGGAAAACTTCATCTACTTCGGCAAGCAGTACGAGCTTGCTAAAGTGGACGAGGAACGACAAATGCTTGTTGGGCCCGCTTTGATACCGAACAAAAACATCTACCGTGAGGACCGAGAGGGAAACGGGTACGAGGTGTTTTTTACTCCTGACACTGTCCAGAAAGCAGCACACCTGTTTATGCGACAGAGCCGTAACAATGCGGCTACGGTTGAGCACATGGAGTCCACAGAGGACGTATACCTTTACGAGAGCTGGATTGTAGAGAACGAGAAGAAGGACAAGCAGCAGGTATATGGCTTCAACTTCCCAACAGGCACTTGGATGGTCGCAATGCGAATTGACGACACCAAATTGTGGGAGGGCATCAAAACTGGCAAATTGCGTGGCCTTTCCATTGAGGGCTACTTTGTAGACAAACTGGTTGAAAAACCGCAAAAAGAAGATATGAAAAGCATTTTTGAGACAATCCGATCGCTGCAAAAGCGGGTGGAGCTTTTTGCGGAGGAGACTCTGCAAGATGGCACCAAAGTAGTCACCGAGGCTGACGCCTTTGAGCCAGGGGTGAAAATTCAAGTACTCGACGAGGAGGGCAACCCGCAGGAAGCTCCTACCGGAGAGCACACCTTGCAAAACGGTACAAAGATCAAAGTAGGCGACGGCTCGATCTTGGAAAGCATTGGCACAGATAAAGCCAAAGAGGTAGAGGCTGAGAAAGAGGAGGAGAAAAAAGAAGAAATGGCCGAAGAAGAAAAGAAAGAAGACCAGGAAAAGAAAGACATGGGCTATCGCAAGAAAATCAAAGCGAAGCTCATGGAAGTGGACATCGCAGAAGCGGTGGCTGACGACCTCACAGATGCTATCGTTGCTATCGTTGAAGAAGCTGCTGCTCCTGTAGTGGAGGAGGTAGCCGAAGAGGTAGCCGAAGAAGTGGCAGAGAAAGTAGCCGAAGAGGCTATCGAGAAAGCAGAAATGAGTGCCGTAGAAAGCTTCACTTCTGCACTGGAAAAACTCACTGAGCGAATCGCAGAGCTGGAAAAAGCTCCTGCTGACAAGTTCTCACACAAACCCGCAACCAAACAAAGTAAACCCGTGGAGCAGTTGGACCTTGTTCAACGTGTCTTCCAAACAATCCGCTGAAATGGCAAATAATAAGTACAATTTCGACATCACCGTCACTGGTGATTCTTACGCTGGCGAACTCGCCCTGCCATACGTTACGGCAGCGGTGAAATCTGGCGACACACTGGCCAAAGGCTACGTGGACCAAATGGACGGCTTTAACGACAAAGCCGTAGTTAAAAACCTGGGCTACTCAGATGTTCTGCAAGCTGGTGGCTGCAACTTCTCTGACGGTGAAGACCTCACCCTCACTGAGCGAGTGCTGACACTGACCGACTTGCGTGTGCAAGAGGAAATCTGCCGTGGTACCATCTACCCAACTTGGCTTGCGTCAAACAACAAGATGCAGCGCAATGGCGACCTGCCTGTAGACTTCCAGGAGTTTCTGCTCGCAAGCCTCGCTGCTAAAGCTGCTGAGGAGATGGAGAATGCTATCTGGCAAGGCTCAACCAACTTCGGTACTGGCTTCCTTGGAGCTGATGGTGCTGCAACTACTGAGGCTGACCTGAATGCAGGTATTTTGGCTAACAGTGGCTCAGGCTTTACTGAGGTGGACTTCGGTACCGATGCAACCTCTGCTGCTAACGTGTTGACTCACTTGAATGCTGTTTACAACAGCGTAGTGGCAAACAAGGCGGGTCTGCTGAGCAAAGCTGGCTTTGGCTTCTACATGAACCACCAGACTCATGGCTTCTACATGCAAGCTCTCGCTGCAGGTGGTACCAACCAAGGACAGAACGGTGGATTTGGCTACTCTGCTGGAGTTATGGTGAACTCATTCATGGGTCTGCCAATCTACGTTTGTCCAGGCATGCCAAACGATGTTGTGGTGGCTACTTACATCGAGAACCTCAAGTTTGGCTCAAACCTCCAAACTGACTTGACTGAGGTGCGTGTCATCCCTGTATACCAGTATGACGGCTCTGACAATGTGCGTGTAAGCATGCGCTTTGCTGCTGGCGTTCAAGCTGCGGTCATCACCGATGGCTTCACCGGTTCGTCACTCTGGACATAATTCACTAAGTAAGATGGGGGCTTCGGCCCCCGTCTTTCATTCGATAAAGCAAGCGTTATGGCATGCACATTAAACTCCGGACGACTGGTAGACTGCAAAGACCAGATCGGAGGACTGAAAAAAATCTACTTCGTAAAAGATTACTGCAGCGACATTCGTGGACGTGCTACCATCAGCAATGATGAAATGACCACCGCTGGCTTTGCGAACTGGGATATTGCAGAGAGCAGTGTTGTCACTGTTTTCCAGTACGACCTGCGACCTGACCTTTCTTCAATGACTGTCAACGTGAACTCAGATGCTGCTACAGGTACTACTACCTATGAGCAGACTCTCTCGATCACTTTGCAGAAGCTGACCAAGGCAGACAACAAGGAGCTGCGACTCATTGCACAGAACCGTGTGCAAGTGTTTGTTCTGGATAACAACGAGAACCTGTTCCTTTTGGGAATGGACCACGGACTTGACGTTACTGGTGGCACTGTAGTTACTGGTGCTGCTCGTACCGACATGACCGGGTACACATTGGAGTTCTCAGGCCGTGAGGTGGAGAGCATGATTTGGCTTCCGGCTTCTGCTGGTGCTGGCACTGACAAGTTCCCATTTGACGGACTTGACGACGAATCAGCTTTGACCATCACTGTAGGCTCTTAACAAACACCGAAATTCAATAAAGGGGGGCCATGCGCCCCCTTTTTATATTGTACCCATGAGACGATACATCAACAGCCTCCGCAAGTATGCGGATGAGGTGGACCCAGCGAAATGCCCGGACCATCTGAAACACCTGCTTAATGATTCAACTGCAGAAGGGAATACTCAACACCGTCTACCTGACTCTAACCGAGAAGATGGGGACAGCGAGCAACTCGACGTTGATCCGGCTGACGTGTCAGGCAACAAGCAAGGAGATATACCTGCTGCCAAGAAGCCGCGCACACGACGCAAGAAAGGACACAATTCAAATACGTGAGGGATCGGTCAATGCTCCCACTGTGGGGGACATCATGTTGAACACCCCGCAGTTTCCTGAAGGCTTCTATACCTACACGGTATGGGAGCAGACCTCTGCCAGTAACCTTGACCCTACCGACGACAGCGTTGTTGGAATCATAGAGCAGGGAATGGCTTACATTCGTGACGGTGCTACTCCTTACAACGAGAGCACTTTCACATCTCACAACCCAACACAGACCGATTATGTCTACGCCAAAGACTGACCTCAGCGTTCTGAATACCATGCCGTTTGAGCTTCCTGTTTTCAAAGAGAAGCAAAGCGAGAAGTGGGTGAGCTACGGTGAGGACGACAAGTACGCAACCTACCTGGAAGAGCTGTATTATACGAGCTCTATTCACAATGCTATCATTAACGGGGTGACGGACATGATCCGAGGTAATGGCCCGTACAGTGATGATTGGGACAAGAATGATGGCACCAAAGAGGCATGGCTGCGCCTGAACGACCTTTTTGGCGAGGAGATCATCTACAAGACGGCACTTGACCTCAAGTTATACGGACAATTTTACTGGTGCGTTATCTGGAATCAAGCCCGTACACAGGTGGCAAAGGTGGAGCACGTCCCCGTTCGCTGCATCCGTGCTGGTTTGTTAGATGACGAGGGAAAGGTCAGCACGTTCTACTACAGCTACGACTGGAGTGACCGTCGAGAGAAGCGGCAGGCTTACAAGGCATTCTGCTTGAATGATCGGACTGCTCCAAAGACCATAATGCAGGTAAAACGCCACTCGCCATCATTTGAGTTTTACGGCATTCCGGACTACATCGGCTCAACAAACTACATCGAGCTCGACCGTCAAATCTCCAGCTTTCACCTCAACTCTGTAAAAAACGGAATGTTTCCAGGTTGGGCTCTCCACTTCAAAAACGGAGTACCTACTGACGAGGAGCGTGAAGCAATCGAGCGAAAGATTAAACAGAAGTTTGCCGGACCAGAAGCGGCAAGCAAGATCATTCTAACCTTCAATGAGGGTGCTGACACTGCACCTGACTTTGTACCCCTGGAAAGCAACTCGAACTCGGACATGTTCCAATACCTGAGCAACGAGCTTTCCAACAAGATACTATCTGGCCACCGTGTGACTTCTCCGCTGCTGTTTGGTGTCAAAGGAGATGGCTCAGGCTTTGGCAACAACGCAGACGAATTGCGGGACTCATACAGCCTTTTTTACACCACAGTGGTACAACCATACCAGAGGCTCATTACAAATGCTGTAGAGACGGTTCTGAGCGTCTCAGAGCAGCCTTTGAAGGTCAGCATACCAGCGTCAGCTCCTGCGGACTTCATCGACTTGACTGGTGGCAAAGGTGCAAACAGCTACTCCGGCATCCAGATCAGCGCAGCGAAAGACCTGATTATGGCTGTTCAGACCGGAGAGATCACCAAGGAGGCTGCAATTACCATGCTGGTTCAAATGCTGCAATTCCCATTGGAGGTGGCAGAGGCAATGTTTTCACCGCAAGAAGCAGCACAGGAAAAGCTCTGCTCGCATCACATCGAGCTATCAGCATCCTTTGCAGACCGCATCATCGCACTGGGAGAGGAAGAACCCGAAGGCTACGAGCTTATCGACGAGCGTGAGGTAGAATACGAATTGGAAGCGGTACATGACGCACTGTGGACTTTTGCCAAACCTGCCACGACTCCAAAGTCATCACCAAGCAGCAAGAGCGAAGACGACACCCCTTTGATTAAGGTGCGTTACGGTTATGCTGGTTTTACATCTGACGTAAGCCGGGACTTCTGCCGTAAAATGAGTGCAGCAAACAAGGTGTATCGACGTGAAGACATTGACAAGGAGCTTGAGGTGAACCCCGGGTTTGGCAAGGGTGGTTCAGATAGCTACAACGTCTTCCGGTTCAAAGGAGGACCCAACTGCTACCACTTCTTCCAGCGTCGCACCTACTTGAAAAAGAACAACAAACGCATCAGCGTAAATGAAGCCCAGCGAATTATTCGCTCACTTCCTGTAGATGAGCGAGACGCAAATCGTCTACCCGAACACAAAGGCATCCGAGGTAATACAGGCAAGCCGTCTGTTATGCCGATTGACATGCCCAACCAAGGATACTTAAAACCACGCTAGGATGGCAAAAGCACTGTTCATCAGCATCACAAAGCTGATCAAAGACACAGCCCTCAATGGGTCGATTGACCAAGACATTGCACACCCATACATCCAGGTGGCGCAGGACCGGGAAATTTGGCCTTACTTGGGTACAGACCTGTACAACAAGCTGAAAGCTGATGTGATCGCTGACTCGCTCACTGGTAACTACCAGACATTGATGAATGACTACATACAGCCTGCATTGGTGCAATTTGCCTTTTGTGAGGTATTGCCTTTCCTGCGGGTTCGTATTGTCAACAACAGCGTTGTCATTATGAGCTCAGAGCAGAGCTCTCCTGCAAGCGAGGGGGAGATGAAACGACTCCTGGACCGTAGCCGTGCGATAGGTGAGTTCTACCGTGAACGAATGATTGACTACCTCTGCTTCAATCAAACAAGTTTTCCAGAGTACAGTACAAATACCAACGACGACTTGACTCCCCGCAGACGTGGCAACTACACGGGAGGTATGAACCTCACAGAAGTTTATGGCAAAAAAGCAGAAGAAATCCTACGAGACGCAGGCATCAACATCTAAGCTGAACCTGTACCTCCTGAAACGATACATGTATGCCGAACAAAAAAGTAAGCAGCTTAACGGAACTCGCTAGTCCAGCAGACACCGACCTATTGGTAGTGGTGGACGTAAGTGACACGACCGACGGAGCAGCCGGAACGAGCAAGAAAATGCAAATCGGCAACCTGCCGTCAAGTGGCGGTAGCGGTGCGGACAAGTGGCGCATTTGGGGCTCAAGCAACGTAGGCCACACTGGCGCTCTGCGCTACATTGGTATTCGTGGAAATTATGTGGACACGAGCAGCCTGAACTTGTACACGCAAGCCATGATGCCGGAAAACTGCGAGCTTGTAAAGCTGACGTGCAGCGTTGGGGTCAGTACTACGGTACGCTTGGTTGTCGCCAAAAATGGTATTTCCACGATTGTATACACGACAGGTAACCAGTCTTTTACAGCGGGCGTGGTGCAGACTTTCACACCCACAGGCACGAGCATCTCACAAGGTGACCTCATCAACATTGGCGTTGAGGGCAGCGTTGCACCCGGCGACGTTCACCTAGTAATGACCTTTGAAGCAACGTAACATGTATGTAGCACCTATCTCAGATGTCAACGAAACAGAGCGTGCATCCTATGGCATCACACGAGAGTTTCAGGACAAAATCAACGAGCTGATCGAGGCCGTAAACGCCCTTGACGCACGCCTAACAGAATTAGAAGGATGAACGGTTTGACAGTGTTTGAATTGGCCAGCATGGCCGCAGGGCTTGTAGGTGTTTACGTCAAGCTGCACGGCGAGGTGACACGCCTCAAAACACGCCTGCACCAAGTAGAAGCCTCAAACGACGAGATTAAGCAAACGCTGAAAGAACTCGTGGCTATTACAACTGACATCAAGTTGGCATTGGCACGCAACCGCATGGATAAATGAAAAACATACGTGAGATTCGCAGAGTGATTCTGCATTGCTCGGCAACACGTGAGGGGCAAGACGTATCAGCAAAGACAATCAAACGCTGGCACACCTCACCTCCTCGTAACTGGTCGGACATTGGCTATCACTACGTCATACGGCTTGACGGGACTATTGAGCGTGGTAGAAGCATCTACCGTCCAGGTGCTCACACTAAAGGTCACAATGCTGACTCTGTGGGCGTGTGCTACATTGGAGGTGTCCAGGAAGACGGAAAGACACCGAAGGATACAATGACCGAGGCCCAGGAGCGAAGCTTTCGTGCTTTGTACTCAGCTCTGTGCATTGTGTTTGATGAGCCATCGCTACACGGGCATAATGAGTTCAGCACCAAAGCATGCCCGTCTTTCAAAGTGGAGGACAAATTTCCTGAGCTTGTTTGAGCGAGATCAATACAATACAATTTCGGGAGCAGCTCAACACCTTGCTGATCACGTTTTGGGCGTATCTCGACATGATTGAAGCAGAGCCGATGGAGGAGCTCAGCGACCGAGATTTGAGCAAATACATCAACTACTTCGTCAAACACTATATTACAGAGGGGCAACCCCCCGAAGAACTAAACCAATAAACATGGACTTTATCGTTACACACTGGGCAGAGCTTTTGCTTGCAGCCCTAGCTTTTGCAAAGGTGGTGGTGAACCTCACGCCCACCGACAAGGACAACAAGGTCTTTGGTTACCTTGATTTGCTTATTACCGCCATTACTGGCGACAAGCGTAAGAGCGAGAAGCTGTGAAAAAGCAGCTTTTGGATATATTTACAAAGCTCGACATCACCGAGGTATTTAAGACCAAAGGTGACCTCAAACGGTGGTCTGCAAAAAGGACTATCGGCTCTGTTATCGTAGCGACGGCCTGTACAGATATTGCCACCCACGGCATGAGCTGGCAGGCCGTTGTGCTTTGTGCTATTGGCGTGGCCCCTTTGTGTCTTTCTTTCTTTGAGCATGATCACAAAGCATAGTCGAAACCACTACACGGTACACCGTGAAATTGAAGCAGGAGAGCGCAACTACGTGCTTTTCTTGAGTGATGTGCACTACGACTCCAAAAAATGCGACCGCAAAATGCTTGTGGAGCATCTGGAGCTCGCTCGTGAACGAAACGCACGTGTCTTTCTCAACGGTGACTTTCTGGACTTAATGGGCGGCAAGTACGATCCACGCAATACCTTGCCCGGGGGATTACGTCCAGAGTACCGAGAACAGGACTATTTTGACGCTGTTATTGCGGATGCTGTGCAGTTCCTTCTCCCGTACAAAGACCTTCTCACGGTATATGCTCAGGGGAATCACGAGACAAACGTCCGTAAACGCCAACACACCGACCCAAGCAAGAGAATGGTCAAAGAGCTCCAGGAGCACGGCTCACCGATCCAACTGGGCGGATACAGTGGGTATATACGATGGCAGTTCGCCTACAAGACAGAATTCAAAAGCTACATAATGCACTACCACCACGGCTATGGTGGTGCGGCTCCCCGATCCAAGGGAGTGCTCCAAGCCGACATTGACACAGCTAAGTTTCCAGACGCAGACATCATCCTGAGAGGCCATGACCACAACAAGTGGCATTTGCCAGTTACTACTGAGCGTTGCAGTAACAAAATGACCGTCAGCAAAAGCACAGTGCATCACATCCGATGCGGGAGCTACAAGATGCTTGGAGACGGCTACGCAGGATGGGAGACTGAAAAAGGCTTCTCACAACCCCGCCTTGGTGGGTGGTGGTGGTATGCTACCCGGCAAAACAAAGTCTGGAAGACGGGCGTCGAGGAGGCCCACTAACCAGCAATTGCCCTAGTTTTTCTTTTATTTTCCGGAAAAGCATTTGACATTTGGTTGATTTGTTGTATATTTGGTGCAAATCAAATCAAAACAGTATGCCCACTAATTCCACCGAGTACGAGAAGGCTCGACAGTTGTACGCCGAACTCTGTCAAACGCTGGTTAAGCACATGCCGTCAGACGTTTACTTCGAGGTGATGGACAAGGTAACCTTGTACGGCTCCCACCTTATGCAAGACACACGTAACGTGTACCAAGACCTTCTCAAATAACATGGAAGGCTTCGGACAAGTATTCCGCTGGAGGGATTACACGGGCACTGATTACTGCGGTCGCAGCTACTACGCACCGGCTCGCTGTCACGAACAAGAGGAGCCACCTATCTGGTCAAAGTACCGCAGCCTGTGCCTAACGCACACCCACTTCACCAACGCCCTGAAGGGTGGAGGATTTGAAGAGCGGTGGCAGCAGCGTGCATGGTACGCACAGCAGCAGGACTACCGAGTGCAGTTGGATCAATTATCAATGCAAATTCTAAACCCAAATACATGAAACAGTTTGAATGGACAGACGCAGCAGTGAAACAGTTCTGCCGCATCTACACAAGCACCAAAAGAGAGAAAGACCAAGCAGCCTTTCCCATTGAGAACTATCGCGGAAAGAGAATGCAAGGTAAATTGGAGCAGTTCAAGCAGGACTGGATGCACCAAGAAAAAGTACACCTGCAACAGATGGCTGTCTACCAAGCTCAACTGGAAGCAGAGATGGCTGAGAAGCTTGACCAGTTCGCATCGGTCTACGGAATCAAAAACAAAAAGTAATGGAGAACAAACCAATCTTTACTGTGCACAAACCAAGCAACTTGGTGAGTGACAAACTTGAGCGATGCTTCATGGAGGCATGCTACAACATCAAACAACAACGCATCTCACAAGGTCAGCTTGCATCGCAGATGGGACTTGCTCCTTCTACCTTGTCAGGACGCATGCAAGACTGGACAAAATTCAAGGTGAGCGAATTCGTTGACTTGTGTAACATCGCAAACGTGGAGCTATGAGCGCAGTACAAGCAAAGCTAACCAGTGTCCAGGGAGACGGAACTTGGGAGGGCAAGTACGGTACGATGTACCAGTTTATTGTCACTGTAGAGGAGCCCAGCGGTATTGAAACCGTGGGCAGTGTCAATGCAAAAAGTAGCGATCCAAAGTGGATGGCCTTGCAGGGGACAGACCAGCCTGTATGGTTTGAGCGTATGGGAGAGCACAATGGCACAGCCAAGCTCAAGATTCATGCTACAGACCCAAGCGAAAGCGGCTCACGGTCTTTTGGAGCTCGCAAGAGTGATCCAGAGACAACCAAGAGAATAGAAAACTCCTGGGCGGTGCAAACTGCTATTCAGATCATGGGCCCACTCAGTGAATACCAAGAGGGGGTAGACAGCTACCTCAAATACGTGTTTGAGCTGGCACCACGCTTGAAGAAGATGCGTGACAAATTGGGTGAGCAATGAGCAGGGCTTATCTGCACTCCCGCATCTGCAATGCGAAGTTTCATCCAACCATAAACGAGGTGGTGCAGGGGATTGCTGACGAAATTCAACGTCAGCACCCTACCACTATCATAAAGGCATACATCCGAACCCCTTACCGGGGACAAGAGGTGGTGATGGCTCGGCAAATCGCAATGACACTGGCCCATCGTATTTGCAAAAAGCGGCTGGTGGACACTGCCCAGTATTTTGACAGAGATCATGCAACGGTCATCCATGCACGCAAGCAAGTAGCCAACAGGCAATACAATCCTGAATTGCTTGCGATGTTTGAGGTAGCGCATGATTATTGTGCACGACAAGGATGGATACATGCAAACCTTTTTTAACGATGAAGCAAAGAGCTTGGGTGTTCCAGCAGCGGTGATTCTATCGAGATGCAGGTACATACACTCTCAACTGGTGAAGGAAAAGCGTACAGTGGGGGGTGAGTATTGGATACACCGTAGCAATTCAGCGTGGCAGGCAGAGTTTCCTTTCTGGACACGTCCTACCATAAAACGAGCCCTGAGCAAGCTTGTTGAAGCTGGATTGATCGAGAGAGCACCCAAGCATTTGCCTTGTCCTGGAGACTATCGCAGCTTCTACAAGGTGGGTAAATTGCTTTCAAAAGGGGGTACAAATCTTTCAAAAGGGGGTACAGAAAGTACCCATATATACAAAGAGACTATTACTACCCCTATAGCTAAGCAAGAATGGGTACGAAATTTACCCCCCACTTTGGAGGAGGTGAAGAAGTACTTCAAAGAAGAAGGCTACACAAGCGATGGTGCGAAAAAAGCATTTGATTACTATGACCAAAGGAACTGGCTCGACAAGTTTGGCCGTCCGGTGAAAGACTGGAAAGCCACAATGCAGCGGGTTTGGTTTCAAGACGATAACAGAGCCAAACATGACACACTCAGCAAATACGGTATCTGACCGATGGGAGAGAAAAGAGCCCCCACGTCAGCTCAGCGATGCGGAAAAAGAGTACCGCAAAAAACTCAAAGAGGTACGCAAGCCACAAAAGAAGCCTCAGCTCAATGTTGAGCAGGTCAAGCGATTGCTTGTTCAACATATCCAGGAGCACTGCCCAGAGTT